AGCAGCCCCGCCACGCCCTGAGCAATGGGGCCGCCGCCGGTCTCCTTAACGCCTTGACTGGCTGCGCCGGCGGCAGCGCCGCCCAGCGTCTGAAGTAAGGGCTGTGTCGCAAGGGTTTGCGCGACCCCCTGAGTGATACTGCCCGCTTTAGCAAGGTTCGCGGCGGCTCCCGCGCCTGTGGCAAAGGCCCCTGCTCCTATTCCAAGGCGCGTAGCCTCGGACGCAACGCGCTCGCCCGGGGTCTCTGGAATGCCCACGCCGAGGCGGTCAAGGAGATCAGACACGCCCGACTGAAACGCGTTTGATGTGGGGATATCGGCCTCAGGCGTCCCGCCCATCGCGCGAACCGCCGCTCCAATCGGCGCGTAGCCCACGTTGCCGATCATGGCGGGGACATTCGCTATCGCATCCGCCCCCCCCGCAACGGTTTCAGCCACGTCACGCGCAAAGATACCGGCGCCTCGCAAGAATTGGTTGGGCTGCTTGTCCTGGCCAAGCATCTTCTTGACCGTCGTCTGAATGACAGACGGGTCGGTTCCATCGGGGAACTCAAGGATTCGACCGTCCGCAAGTTCAGCTTCGATGGTCATTGGATGAGGTTGCCCTGGGCGTCAAAGCGCAGGCGTTGCGCGGGCGAAGCGGGCGCGGCGGCCGGCGCTTGCTGGGTCGGCACGCCGCCGATCGCATTGGCAAGGCGCGTGGCTTCCGCCTGGATCGCAGTGCGGCGGTTCTCTGCTTCCTGCTTGGCGACGTTCACGGCGGCGATCATCTGCCGCAGCGTCATGCCGCTGTTCAGAAGGTCCTGCGCCTCGCGCCGCGCCGAGTCCGAGGTTGCCCCGCCGCCCGTGCCCGTCGTGGTGGTCAGAACCTTGGCGTATTCGTTCGCCGTCGTCACCATGGCGTTGTTCAGGGCGGTTGCATCAGCGCTTCCAAGTTGACGGCGCAGGGTGTTGATCGGGGTATCCAGCAAAGGAACACCCGTGGGGCCTAGGCCGCCGTTCTGCGCCAGACGCAACGCTAGATCGGCGTTGGCCGCCAAGGTATGTTCCGACGACGCGATCAGAGACAGGTTCTTTTGCATCTGGCCCAGAGCGGCGATGTTGGCTTTGTTCTGGACGAAACGAACGACCAGCTCAGGGTTTGAGGTTCCAGCCTCACGCGCAGCATTCGCCGCCCATTCGATCACGCGGTTTTTGTTCTGAACGCCCGTTCGGCCTTGGCCCATATTGACCAGAGCGGCAGGGCCGAGACGCAGATATTGCTCGCCGACCATGGCGACGGCCTCAGGGCTTAGCGGGCTTTCGGCTTCCGCCGCTGCTCGGCCAGGGCCTTCGTAGGCGACGGGGCCCAGCCCACTGCCGGGCCTCGGACCAGTTGATATCCCAACACCCGGCTGCACACCGCCAGCCGCTTCGTTGTAGCGGTCGGCCCATTTCTGGACGAACTGGCCAGCGGTCATCGAGGGCGAGCCGCCGTTGCCCACAATTGAGGCCCTAGCCGTGTCAGGGGGCACGCCCGCACCCTCAAGGGCCGCAATGGCGCTGACTTCTGGCGGTGCGGTCAGGAGCGCGGCGGCGCCCGCAGCGCCCTGCTGGTGGGCGAGGTAGAGTTCCGCCGTCGTCGGGTCTCGCCCAAGGGCGGGCGCCAAGGATTCGGAATTGCGCTGGGCAAGCTGGATGGCCGCGCGGGTCTGGTCAGCGACGTTGTTGATATCGCCTCCGCCGACGCTTTCGAATGTCTGTGGCTGAAACTGGAAAATCCCCGTCGAACTGCCGTTCCGGGCGCTCGGATCGCCATTGCTCTCGATAGTGGCTAGGGCGCCGAGATAGGCCATCTCTTCAGGTGTGGCCCCCGCTGCTGTCGCGGTATCGATCACCTCCTGCCCGGCCGGGCCAGGAATCGAAACCGGCGCGGCAGCAGAAGGCGCGGCTGAACCGCCTTGACCGCCACTGAAGTAATCAGGCGATATCCCACGCGGATCAATCGGGACAACCTGTTCACCGTCGCCGACGAGCAGGAACTGATCACGGAGATTCTGGGCCTGTTGGCCTGCGGTATCGGCCTGGGTTTTGGCTAGGGTCGCGCCCTGTTGGGCGATTGCCCCCGGCAGCAGGGCGTTGGCGCGGTTATTCTCGCCAAGGACCGAGGCATTGGCGGCGTATTTGTCTGCCCCGCCCAGAGCCGCGAGCGCCGCACCCGTGACAAGTTGAGCTTGCCGGGGATCGGTCTGAATAATCTGACGCAGTTGTTGGAGGTGCGACACATCGCGCCCCGCCGCCTGGTCTGCCGCTAGGCGTTGATCGACAAGCGCAAGGGCTTGGTCGGTTTGGCCGGCGCGAAGGTATCCGTCCACGGCTGCGGTCTGGCGCACGTCGGTATTCCGCGCGTCGGTATCCATCGCCTGATGCGAGGCGACGATTTGCTCGGCGTGGTCCGGGTTGAGCGTCAGATAGCGGTTGAAGTTCTCGGGCGTATTGCCGCCTTCAGCTACGAGGGCCTGTAGGGCTTCGTCCTGTTGCTTCTGTAAGGCCTGCTGGCGGGCAAGTTGCTGTTGCTGGACCGAGTAGGCCGCCGCCGCCTGCTCCCCCGCCACGCGCTGTTGCCGCGCGCCCTGGAAGGTATCCAGAATGCTCGCCGGATTGAACTGGCGAAGTTGGCCGTAATAGTCTGTGGGCTGGACCATTAGAACAACCCCGTCCCGGTCTTTATGCCCCCGCCGAGCTTGGCGAGAAGCTGGGCGATGGAGTCGAGGCTGCTTGCGTTGCCGTTGGCGCGGCCAATGATGCTGCCGGCTTGGTTGACCCCGGAGTCCACCAGGATGTTCCCGATATTGCCGCTGTTCTCCGCCCCGAGCGCGCCGAGGGAGTTGCCGACAGACGCCCCCTGCCCGGCCACGCCGCCAAGATTGCCGATCTGCTGCTGGATCACCTGAGCCAGGCTGTCTCGCCCGAAATCCGCCAACGAGCGCTGCGTGTTCCCGCCCCGCAGACCGCCGGTCGCGGCGGCATTCGACAGGATGGTGTTGACCCCGTTGCCGTAGAGCGACTGATAGCCAGGGCCCTGCATCAGCGCTTGGATGGCGGCTTGCTGCGCGGCGGGGCCATTCAGCCCTAGCAGGTCGCCTTGCCCCCCAAGCGCTTGTTGTCCCGCCTGAATGAACGGCTGTTGGCTGGCTTGCGTGACATCGAACTGGCGACGCTGTTCGGCGATCGCCGCATCATTGGCGGCCTGTTGCTGTTGCGCCGCCGCGCCGATGGCCTTCGTCTGGCCGCGCTGACCAATCAGGTTCAGCGCAGTCCCACCAATCGCAAGGCCGCCCGCCGTGGCCGCCGCCGCACCCGTCAACGCTCCTGCGCTTAGGGCGCCGCCCACAGCAGTCAAGGCGGGAATAACGAAGGGCATTAGTGCATCCTCCGGCGGGCTTGACTGGCTTCCCAGGCGTCACGGGTCAGCACCCAAGTGCGAACATCTCCGATCGGCGAAGGCTCGAACTCACCCACAGCCCGAAAGCCGAACGTGAGCGGGGGCCGAGACATCGGGTTGTCGGTTTCCATCGCCACGATGACGTCGGCCTTGATGGTCTCCAGCGCTTCTTTGAGCGCCTCGTGCGCCTCCCTGCCCCGTCCTTCCGGCGTATAGGCCGCGTGGATCTCGTAAACCCTGGAAAGCACGTCCAGCCGAACGAACAGATAGCCCCCGTGCTGAGACGCAAAGGGGATCACGGCGTCATGCGCCAGGGCGGGGCCGATGTCGACGTCATAGCCGCGCAGGACCCCGCCGACCTCGGGATGGTCGAAGACCTCGCGCCAGAAGGCCGGGTCGCGCTCTACTCTGATCGAGTTCACGATTTGTTCTTGCCCCGAACCGGCCCCTTGTGTGGTAACAGAATACCGCATCTTGTGGTCCATGGCTAGGTTGCCGCCAACAACTTGTAGGTGACGCCGTTCAGATCGACGGTGATGTAGTGGGATTGGACGACGACGGCCGCAGTTGGCGTTTGGTTGATCTTCAGGGAATCGGTTTCCGTCTGGCCGACGACCGTCAGTCCGGCGTTCAGCGTGACCGCGCCGCCCACGTCCAGAGTATCGGTCAGCACAACCGGCGCATCTGGATCGACGGGCGTATAACCAAGGAGCGTCGGCACATCGACCGCGATCACGGCTGTTCCGGGCGTCGAGAAATCGACCGTGACGCCCGGAACACCTGACAACACGCGCTCATTCGTGAGCACAGCGCTTAGGGCCGCCACAAGGTATTCGGGCGTCTTCAGCAGGTTTGCAGCAGCCAAAGCAGCAGCAGCCACTGCCGCCACTGCCGCCACTGCCGCCTCCAGCTCCGCGATGCTCTCCGGCGTCAGGTTGTTCGCTTGGCGAAACAGCGCCTCAAGCGCCAGAGTGAGACGCTGATCCCCGCCGGCTATGGCTCCAAGCTGGGCGCGGGTCGGGTTACCGGATACGGGCTCGATCATGCGGCAAGTTGTTCTATATCAGGCTGCAGCGCCGCAAAGGAGGCCACAGACGCGTTCGCCCCCCTGAAGCGCAGGCCGACGTAATTCCAAAAGTGGACCTTCGGGCGCCATTGCAGGCGTTTGCGGCGCAGGCCGAAATTACCCATCGAAATCGCCCGTTCCTGGCCGAACGTCTGGCCGTCGAAGGTGATCGACAGGAAGCACGTCGCTTCCACCCCGAAGGGCCCCCGCCCCGGCAGGCCGATCAACTCCAGTGACTTGATGATGCCGCCCCTGGCCGAATTCCACAGCAGCATCGTGTCGAACGACCAGCCGGCGATCTCGCCGAAATAGGTCTGCACGCTGCTATCCAGCCTGGCGATACGGCCGGTCTGGTCGCCGCCGTAGAAGACGCCATCCACGAGACACAGGTGCTGCAGCGGGTAGGCTTCCGTCGCTTCGGTTCCGCCCGCTAGAGAATACCACACGGGCTCTTGGGCCTCTGTCGAGACGCGCCCAGCATAGACCAGCGTCTTGTTCGGAAGGTGGATGAGTAGGCGCTCTTGGTTCTGCTCGACACGGGTTTCCAACTGGACGGCGGCTAGCTCGTCCTGCGTAAGCTGCGCGAGTTCCTTGTCGATCTGCGGCGTTGAGATGTTGATAGCGGTCCCGGCCCCCGCCAGATAAACGCTCGGCTGCTCGCCCCGGCCTGAGCCCACGAACGCGAACGTCTGGCTGATGTAGGACTTGGCCCGAGGCCCGACACAGCCCTTAGAGATCAGCCCTCCGTTGTTGCGCGTGAAGGGAAAGCCGGACCCGCCGATGTTCTGGAAGTTCTCGATTGTGTAGCGGTTGAGCGCATAGACCTCGCCGCGCACCTTCATCAGTCCGGTGATAGGGTCTGGGTCTTCCTCCGCCGAACCGTATTTGAGGGGGTCAATCGAGAACGGGTCGTTGAGTTCGGTGACGACGAGATATTGCCCGTCCGTCATCATGAAATAGCCGTCGATCCACAACAGATCGATAGGGCCGCCTAAATCGGGGTCGGTCACGGGATCGAAGCTTGATCCGTTCCAGTAGGTCAGCGTGCCGCCCGCGCAGACGGCTAACAGATCGAATGAATAGTCCATGGCCGTAGGCGTGGCTCCTGCGATTGAGCCAAGCTCAGTGACGACCGCGCCGGCCACGAGAACGAATTTCGATCCCATCGATCGGTAGTGGTCGCCGAGCCAGTTGATAGAGCCCCGATCCGGCCCTGGCCCCGTTGCCGTCTGCACAATGCCGGATGCCGAACGCAGGTAGCCTTTCGACAGACCGCTATCGACGATCTGGGGCTCCAGGTTCATGGGGTAGGAGGCGAAGAAATCCCCTTCGCTTGTCGCATAGACCCCGGGAAGGATGGGGATGGGGTCCATTACTGGCCATAGCCCCCGTAAGGGTTCCATGTGGACCAGGGTTTGTTCCCGGCGCCGCGTGGCGTTCCGCGCTGGAGGGCACGCTCGGGAATCGTCGAGTAGGTGGCCTTGAGCGCCAGGAACCCGCTGGTAAGGGCGGCCTTGGTCTCCGGGCTCATGGTCTTGCCGATGGCGGGCATGATGCGCAGCGCCAGCGACATAACCACGGTGTTGATCGCTTCGTCCGGGATGCCGGACACATCGGTCAGCAGGCCGCCGCCGAAGGTCGTGGGGGCATTATAGCCGATATCCAGCCCGACGCCGGGGGATTTCCACTCACCCATCAGGGCGTCCAGCCTGCGCAGGGCGGAATAGGTCTCTTCCGGGGTGGCGTCGAACTCGTAGCCCGCCAGACCGATTTCCTCGAACGCCATTTCGACGATCGTCTGCTTGGTCTGGGTGGACGGGTTCTGTTGCTCGACACTGTCGGCGATGAGCAAGGACCAGATCTGGTTGAAGGTTTCGGGCGGAGCGCCGTTCACACCCGTTTGCGTCGTCACCTCATACGACACGGTCGCGACCGTCCCGCTGGTCCCGCCTGACAGGGTGACGAAAGTCACGGTCGCCAGGGTGCGCGAGGAATCCAGCGTCACGCCGTCCACGGTGATGTTGACCGACGTCGGCGGGGTCAGCAGCCCGAGTTCTGACGTCCAATCCACCTCATAGGTGACGATGTCGTTGGGAGACTTTGCGGGCCAGGTCTGAGCCGGGGTCATGCGGCGGCCTCATAGACGTACTGACCGGCCCGGTTGCGGCCCTTGTACTGAACCCTCGGCGCATTGCCGCAGAGCTTGCGGTTGGCCGCGCCAAGGTCGATCTTGCCGTTGTTGTCGTTGTCCGCGAGCGGTGTGACGAAGGCGCAGAGGCCGGTGATATCCTCCGTCACAGCCGCTCGCGCCGCGCCATCAGCGGCGATCCTCGCCGTGATCTGAGCACGAAGTTGGGCGTCTGTCTGGTTCGTCACCTTGACACCGCAAAGCGTGACGTTGGTGTTGGACTTGGAGGCGCCCTCTTGGAAATAGAGCACCGTTCCCGCCGCCAGGGCGCCCTCACACGCCTTGATGTCGAGGGTGTAGCCCTTGGAGACGCCGAAGTTCGTCACGTCGCCTGGAGCGGGCTTCAGGATCAGCCGATCGACCACGAAGGAGCCGCCAGTGTTGCCCTGAATGCAGCCCTTCGACCAGTTCGCGCAGGTGATCGTCGAAGCCGTCGCCTGCCCCCAGATGCGGAAAGCTAACCCGACCGTGTCGGCCGTGGCGTTCTCAAACCGCAGGTCCGTGGATTTGAAGTCGAACCCGCCGTCGCTGCAATTGTTCGCGAGGATTTCCCGCAAGGTGATGTCGTGCGCCAGCTTCTCGCCGCTGAAGCAGTCGCCGTTCGGATAGATGCCGTTGATCGGCTTCATGCGGAAGTCGCGGGCAATGACGTTCTCGAGCAGGACGTTCGAGCCGTTGATCACCTCGATCGCGACCGGCAGGTTTGAGCCGGTCGTCGGCGCCTTCAGCCGGAACACGCAATCCCGAATGACGATGTCGCTCTGACCCTTGTCGATCCGCACGGCGTTGCGCTCGACTTGGATATTGCAGGCCGAGAGGCGGAGGCCCGTCAGATCGCGCTGTTGACTGTCGAGCCAGCGGTAGGAATTGCTGGGCGTGGTGAAGGGCGCGCCAGGTTGGCCTGCGACGGTGATGGGCGCGGCGGCGGCCGGGAGGGCGAGAAGGAGCGCTAGGAGGGCGAAGAAGCGCATCAGATCGTCGCCGCTTTGACGTAGGAGATTTGGCGCCCCGTGGACGCGCCTTGCGTTTGCGAGATGCGGAACCCGGAGTAGCCTGCGATCAGGACGGCCGATTGCACAAGGTTGGTGATAACCGGCGTGCCATCAACCGAGATATTGATCGTCGATTGCGTGGGGGTGACGAGATTATCGACCACGTCCGTTATGGTTATGTGTTTCGTTCCGCTGGTGAACGTTCCCGCGATGTCAGACCCAACCTGCGTCGCGACGTTGTTGACGAAGTTGAAGAACTGCCAGGCGCTGGTGGCTTGGTTCCAACGGAACATGAGGAAGGTCGCTTGAGAGCCTGACACGCGCCAGATCACTGACGGCTGGTCGTTTGCCAGCGTTGCGACGAAGTCGATGTCGCAGGTAATGGCGAGATTGTTGCCAGGGCTCAGAACTTGGCTGCGAGAGGCGTTGGTGCTCGCCGCGCTGCGAACCGTGACGCCGCCGCCGCCGATGACCGCCGTGTTGGTCGAGCCGCCAGAAACGGCCGAATAGCCAGCGCCGACAAGCGGGGTTCGGCCGCTCATGGCATTGCCTGGCGTTCCGGTAAAATCGTCCTCGTAGTAGGTCGTGGGCGTGGGATACGGGATATTCGACTGCGTCCCCGACAGCACCCAGGTCGAGCCATTGCCTACGTAGGTTCCGCCCAGCGCCTGATAGACGTCCGCCGGCGACGTTCCGTTGGTGAAGATCACCGTGCTGCCGTTGACGGGCGATGGGACAGTATCGAACGGACGCACGTTCGGCGCCGTCGTCGAAAGCGTCAGGCCGCACACCGTGCCGTAGGTGATCGGAATTGGGTTGGTGATCGTGAAGGTGCTGAGCGTCCCCGTGCAAGGGACCGTGGAATTGAACAGCGGATTCGTCGGCGTTCCGATGATCCAGCCATTGATGACCAGATTGGAAATTGAGGCGACGGTGTTGTTGAACCGGCTGAGAGCGGTAAGCGCGCCGTTGATTACCGTGACGTTGCTAACCGTCGAGCCGCTGATGAAGTTGATCACTTCGGAGTGCGTGCCGACGTAGTTATCGGTGATGCCCGATACGTAGACGTTCTGCACAATCGGCTGGTAGGTGCTGGTTTCGTCCTGCGAGACCCAAAGCCCGTGCGTAAGCTGGAGGTTTTGGTTGATGCCCTCAATCCGCAGGCCGTTCATGTCAGCATCGAAGCTGACCCACTCCTGGAAGTCGCGGAGGTTCTCGAACTCGACATTCCAGTCGTGCGCCGGATCGCTGAGCGGGCCGGTGACATATCCGCGCTTGCCGACCATGAGGAAGCGGCGCGCTCCAGGCGCTTGGGCCGCATCGGACGACGTGAAGTTGCGGCCCTTGATGTTGTACATGTAGAAGCCGTTGCCTTGTTGCAGGCGGAAGGCTTGGCGGGCGTAGTTTCCCTGCCTGACAAAGGCGATGTTCTCCGCCCACGCATCATGGACGTCGGCGCCGTCCTGCCAGCCGTTGCCATACAGGATCGAGCTTGTGCTTTGCGCCGTCTTGGCGGCCCACGACAGGCCGTCGTCGGCCACTTGCAGGGCCGGAATTTCCCGAACGTAGAAGTGGTTCGAGCCGTTGAAAAAGTCGTAACCGTCTTGGTTGACGACGTTGGTCGAGAAGATCTGTGAGCCGTTGTAATCGGCGTGCATGACGCCGGCTGCGTTGATCGCCGTCAGCTCGGCGGTGATCTTGCCGCCCTTGATGAAAAGCCCCGCGACGGAGGCGAATATCATCCCCGAGTTCTGCTTGAGGTGCGTGGACTGCGAGGCGAAAAGGCCGTTCCAATAGGTGGTCGTACCGCCTGACCCCTCGTCCCAGATCATCAGGTTCGTGTCAGTTCGGGTCTGCGTCGATTGGTTCGGGTTCTTCACCATCGGGCAGTTGGAGTTGAGGGTCAGATTGATGACCGTGCTCGGCGCCGTGATGATCCCGCTGTTGGCATATATCACCAGCGAGTTGTTCAGGTAATAGGTGCCGTTGAGGCGCACCCGGCCGCCCGTCGCAAGCACTGCATTGATCGCCGCCGTGTCGGTCGCGCCGGTCGCGTCCCCGCTTGGCGCAACGCTGGAATAGGCCGGGCCGCACGAAATGCTGATCGGAAAGAAGCCGAGTTTGCCGGCGCTGTCCGTGATCGTGATCCAGCCCCAAAAGTAGCCGTTCGCGGTCGGTGTACCGGTGATGCCGCCCGTCGCCGGGTTGAAGGTCAGGCCATTTGGCAGCGTGGACGTGCGGCCCGAATAGCAGCCGGTCAGGCCGGTCGGGAGCGTGCCGTTCAGCGTAAAAGTGTAGGTCCCATTGCCGCCAACGATCGTCTGCGGCCCGGCATAGGTGTAGGCTGAACCAACCGTGCCGTAGGGCAGCGGCGTGTTCGCGGCGGTGATTGATCCGAACCGCGCGGTATCGGCGATGCCCCCGCCTCCGCCCGCGACAACCCCGGACAGCAGCGTCGGCAGGGGCTGAATCAGGGAGCTGAACATCAGGTTCCCAGCGAGCCGATGGCGACGTAGATGTTCTGGCCCGGATTACCGAGCTTGATGAATTGGGCGACTTTGTACTGCCCCTGAGTCACTAGGCCCGGCAGGGCGGTGTTGATGGTGACGTTTGTGTCGGGGGCAATGGTGGTGGCGCCCGCGCCTTCCTGAATCACCGTGGTGATCGTGCCGGGTGGAAAACTGGACGCCTTCAGGGTGAGAACCTGCGGCGACGCCGAGTTCATCCGATACACCAGCGCATTGTGCGTGGTGCTCGCCGTCGCTGACGTGACGATGCGTTCAGAGGCGGCATAATCGGTCGCCTGCTCGATGAAGGTGTCCGCCAGACCCGTGGCCAGCAGATAGGCTTCATCCGAGCCCCAATAGAGCGTTCCCGCTGCGCTTCCGTTGTAGGCTTGTTTGAGACGAACCGGCATCAGACGACAAAGCCCCAAGCGTTGACGCACGCATGCGTGTTGCCCGCGCCAAGCGACGGGAGGGTGACGACGATCGCGGTATTGGCCGCCGACGCCGGACGCGCCGTGTCGAAGACCACAGTCAGCGCCTGGATAGCCGTGGTGACTCCGGCCGGAGCGGTGACGATGTAGCTGTTCGTCCCGCCGAGCAGGCCGGTCAGGGTGGCGACGACGTTGGAAGCGCCCGTCGCCCCCGCGCCCGTGATCGTGAAGCCTTCGATGTAGTTGGTCTTGCCCGAGACCGCAGGGAGGGTGGCCACAGCCGAAGCCGCCGCGACGTTGCCGCTGGTCGAGCCCACGACGGTCGAGCCGTAGGGGCGCGTTGCGTTGGAAATCGGGGTCGGGTTGCCGCTGGCGTCGGTGACCTGCACCGCAGGGACCAGATATTGCCCTGCGTTGCCGTTGACGTCCGTGACCGGCGCGAGAGACCCGACCGTGCCTTGCTGGGAACCTGAGTAGGTGAGTGCCATCTGATCCCCTCCGAGGATCGTGAACGGGAAGCCGAAGCCGCCCGTTCACTGTTTGTTCCTAGGTTTGCGAGAACAGCTCGATGCCGGCCATTTCCGGGTTCAAGCAGACGGTCCCGTACAGGGTGTCGAAGCGGTACTTGGTCGTCAGGTCGTTGATGGCGCCCTGACGGGTCATCACCAGCTCGATGCCGTCGTCCGTGGTGCCGCGCATCACCGCCATGCCGGAGTCCGTCGCGGGCATCAGGCGGCCCGGCAGGATTTCCATGCAGTCGCCCGCCCAGAAGACGTTCTGGTAGCCGGTGACGGTGTTGAGGAACGTCAGGTCGGCGTTGTTGGCCGGGGTGGCTGTGACGTTCTGGTACTGCGCCTCGGCCGGAGTGGCGCCGCCGTTCGAGATGATCGGCGGGGTGATCTGGATCGTGCCCGAGCCACCCGCGCCCGTGACGATCGCCACAACGCGGAAAGTCTTGGGCAGGCCCGTATCCTGCTTGGTGATGTGGTGGCAGGCGTTAACGCCCGCGATGGTGAACGCATCGCCCACCTTCACTGTCGAGCCGCCGACCGTGATAGAGATCGTCTGGAAGCGGTTATCGACGTTGTTGTAGGTGAGGCCGTCCGCCGAAACCACCGTCGCCGCCGGAGTGTAGTACAGCGGGTTGGTGTTGGTGATCTTGACGGTCGTGGCGGTCTTGGCGGCGAGGCTTTGAGCGTAGTTCAGCTTGTAGGTGTCGAAGCCGGCCACCTGGCCGATGTAGGCGCGCTCGTAAGCCTTCAGCGACTTGCTGTTGTCCAGCACGCGGCTGGCAAGGTTGCTGGCCATGTTGTTGTAGTCGGACGGGCTGGCGCCATAGACGCGGCCGTCTTCCTGGATGCCCAGAACGGTCATGGTCGAGTCACACAGGGCCAGGTCGTCGAAGCCCGTGGCTGCGCCCGTGCGCTTGACGACGATGGAGCCGTAAGCGGCGGCGGTCGCGGTCAACGAGACGTTGATGTCAGACGCCAGCTTTTGACGCGCGCCCAGGCCCAGACGGCCTTCTTGCAGTTGGTCGCGAAGCTGCTTGGCGGTCAGGGTGAACGGGACCGACTTTTGCACGTTGATCGACGACGGAACCGAGAGCTGCGTGACGTCCTTGAAGTTCGACGTCATGTCGTTGCCGGTGTACGACGTCATGATGTAGGGCATCGGACGCCAAATGGTGTCGTTGGTCCGCTCCATCGTTTCCTGATTGGTGCGGTAGACACGCGCCATCTTGGTGGCGACGATGCTGTCATCGAACGCTTCGAGCACTTGGTCGAACGCGACGATCTCTTCCTTTGAAAAGCCGTTAGCCACGATATGGGCTCCTATGCTTGGGATTTAGGGTGAGTAAGCGAATGCAAGACTTCCCCGCGCGTGCGGAGATGTGTTGCTCGTGACCTACTCACCTGTCCCAGCCGGTGGCCGCTGTCATATCAGAGCGGTAACAGGTTACCGCATCCGCTACGGCAAAGCAACTACCCGCGGGCGGCCTTGCCGTGGATGTCCAGGCCGTGCTTCTCGCGATATTTCTTCAGCTCACCCCGATCGGTCGCGGTCGCGCTCAAGCGCTCGTATTCCTTCTCGGCGGACGACGCGCCGCGAGACAGGGGGGCCGAACCCCGGACAGTGGTTTCAGGGTCGGGCGCTCGGCGGCGGGTGGTCATCTTCAGTCCCTTTTCCAGATCGACGGTGGCGACGGCGAGTTTGATCGGGTCCTTGATCGCCGCCAAAGCAGCCAGGCGTTGCGGGCTCTTGTGCAGGGCGTAGGTGACCAGGGCGCCGTTCTTCGCCGCCTTGACCAGCACGGCTTGCTGCATGGTGTTCAGCGTGCCCGTGACGGCCTGCAAGGCGTCCTTGTAGTCGGGAACCTTGAGCTCACGCCCTTGCGCCGCATAACGATCGAGTTCGGCTTGCCATTCGGCCTGCGCCGCTTCCTGCTCGCGCTGCGCCTCGGTCTGCGCTTGGTCGAACTGAGCCTTTTTCTCCTTCCAGGCGTCGAGTTCAGCCTCGAAGCGGTCGGGATCGTACTCGCAGCTCGCCAGGGTGGGCTTGTCGCCGATTTCGACGGCCGGCGCCGTGTGCTGGGTCTCCAGTTCCTTGATGCGCATCGCCTGTTGGCGGTTCTGGCGCCTCAGATCGGCGTAGCGCTCACGCTTTTCGGGCGGAAGGTCGGCAAGTTCGTCGTCCTCCTCGGCTTCGTCGCCAAACAGGACGACAATCTCGCCCTCCCCTTCGTCTTCAGGGGCCTCAGACCCCTCCGTGGCCTCATCTTCCTGGGTTTGGTCCTCAATCAGGTCGTCAAGGCTGGGCGCGGCGTCAAGTTCGGCTTGGTTAGCCATGGGATATCCTTCTACTCGCCGTGAAGCTGGCGGCTGCTACCGCGTTGCGGGCTTGGCAAATGCTTTCGCCGCTGCGGTCACGCGGTCGAAAACCCCGAATCTCTGCTTGTCGTGCGTTTCGGCCTGGATCTTCGCGGTCTCTGCCTGCGCCTTTTTGGTATTGGCGGCGGACAGGGCCGTGTCGGCCTTGTACTTCTCGGTCATCGCCGCCTCTTTGCCGGCCGTAGCCTGAAGCGCTTCGACTTGGGCCTGTAGAGCGATGATTTGCGGGTCGGGCTGCTGGTTGGTCTCCGCCTCCTGCATGGCGGCCTTTTCCTCGTCGGTCGGTTTGACTAGGCCAGATTGCAAGGCGCGCTTGCGCAGCCAATCCTGAAGGTCGGTGATGCCCTCGCCGTCCATGTTCATGAACGCCGTGGTGATCAGGGCATTAGCGAGCTCAGGATCGGTCTGACCGACGATCTCCGCGCCGTTCAGGCACGTCTTGACCGTCTTGTCCCGGCGCGTGGCCGTGGCCTCGGTCACGTCGGCTATGACCTTGTAGCGGCCTTCGTGGATGTTGTTGGCGTAGGTGAAAGCGCCGGACTTCTCGTCGGTCTTCGGCTGCATGAGAACCGCGGTTCCCTGCTCGCCGTCGTCGTCCATCACATCGACTTCGCGGCCTTCCTCGACGTACACATCCTTGGACATCGACTGATAGACTTCGCCGCAGCGCTTCCACGCCTGCTTCATGTTGTCGATGTAGGTGAAGCTGCGTTTGTCAGTCCGAGTGGCAGCGATATCCATCGCTTCGGCCGAGACGTTCGACTTGGTCTCATCGGCGCCGTCGTCGGCGCTGGTCAGCTCGGCGATATCCGTCGCGGTGAGCTGGATCAGGGCCGGGAGCGCGGGCGGAAGGTTCGGCGCCTCGACCTTACCGATAGGCCCAAGCGCTGCAATGCCGCCCGTCACCGGGTCGATCACCGGCAGCGCATAGGCAAAAGCCGCGCGGTCGATGTTCGCCGTCGCCCACTGCTCGGCGATGGCCGGCGGAATCTGGTCGGGCGTGAAAATCGGCCGCTCAATGGGTGAAAACGAGGCCGTCTCGACGAGCTTGCTGATCTGAGAGTTGTAGATGCGTTGGGGGTCGACGGCCAGGCGAACGTGACCCCGCGTCCGCTCCATGTTGTCCACGTACCAGCGCTTGCCGTAGACCGGGATGATGGGGATTTGATCACCCGCGATGATCTGGCCCTTGGGGTAGTCACCGATCATGCCCGACGCGCTCATAGTGTATTTGCGGACCTTGCGGCGCATCACCGATCGGGTGCGTTCAATCTCCCAGCCCTGAACCTTCAGGTCGTCCAGCTCGCCGGAGTCCATGTCCGACGCCCACTCGCGACGCTCCTCCTTGGTCAGGGGATGGACGAGGACGTACAGCCGTTCTTTCTTGCGCTCGACGACGTAGTATTCAGCCACATAGACGACGTCGGGCGTGTACCAATCGTAGTGCGTCTTGAGCAGATTGGTCGGCCAGGACGCAGGGTCCTCGCCGTATTGCTCCTCATACCCGCTGTAGCTCATCGCGGTCAGCACGAACGCGAACTCGGCGTCGGACTTGTCCTGAAGCCGGGCGTCCATATCCCAGAACACGCACTGGTCCGCGTCGGGGATCATCTCGAAGTCGATCTGCTGGCGATCGTCCTCCGGGTCGTTCTCGTCGCAATAGCTGGTCTTCAGCCGCCATGCGCCGATACCGCCGAGCACGGCCTCTTCGAACGCGTTGTCGGTCGCCTGCGAGCCGTGGGAGCGGTAGTAGTCGGCCCGGAACATCCCGTCCAAGGTCTCTGCCGTCTCCTCATCGGCGCCCTTGTCCACGCCCCGGAAGTTCACGACCAGGCGGTGCTCGCGGTAGTCGGCAATGATGCGCTCCACCCCGAGCATGGTCTTGTTGACCTCGACCCGGATGGAGTTCTCGAACTGGCGGAACCACTGATCTTCCCATTGAGCGCCCGCGATGGTCGCGAAGCGCCTGTCGCGCAGGTTCAGGGCCCGTTCTTCCTGCACCGCCGAGGTGATGTCATCGAACCGCTGAAGCGCCCGCTGGTGAACATCGACGACGCCCGTGATGTCCTCATCATCGGGTTCGTTCACGATTTGTTCTGGCGGGTTATCCATTGACGCAACCCGTCACCATGAATTGGTGCGCGTTACCGTCAAACGTGATGACATCGCCGACCCTTACGGAGTCGAAACCTTCTAGAGCCACCTCGATAGCACTAAACCCATTGGCCGACACAGTCGGTTCCCGCAGCAGGGTCTCTGACCCCTTGGCCGCCGCCGGAAGCGTCGGCATTACAGCCGCGCCAGCGATGAGCGAGAACAAGTTCCGACGACTGATAGCCATGCTGCGCCCCGATTGCGGTATCATGTTACCGCATGTTGTGGCTGAACGCTAGGGCTACGCTAGCGGTTGAAGCCGGTCGCGATGCGGGGGATGGGCGGGATGTAACCCTGCGCCTCCTTGCGCGGCGAGACGAGTCCGGGGAACAACTCAGCCAGCGCCCAGATCGCCGCATCGGCCCTGTTCGGCGAGCCATCGCCGAGATAGCCATTGGTGTTGAAGGCGCACAGCTCGTCCTCCAGTTCCCTGAACTGACCCACATGGCGAACCTTGCCGGTCTCATAGAGCGACGAGAACGGCTCGGCTCGAACGTGCTTGCCGCGTGACGCTGTAACCTGCCGGAACGGCGTGCGCGGCCTGGCGGTCTGAATGGTCTGGTTGACCATGGCCCCGCCGTAGTTGACCTCACCGACCACGATATCGGCCTGATGACGGTCATAGGCTGTTGTCGCCACCCTGCCCCATGTGCCAGGGCCGGCCTTCACCGTGCAGTCCTCAAGGATGTAGGCGACCCCGTCCGTTCCGAGCCCGGCGACAATGATCCCGATCGCATCATTGTCCGCGTTGTCCACATCGCCAGAGCCCGAAGGGTCGACTGCGACCACCACCCGCACGAACTCAGGCACAACACCGTCCGTCACGCGCCATTGCTCGATAAGCTCTTCGGTGAACAGAGCCCCCGGCGTGGCGTCGGTGAACTCGCCCTCAAGGAACCGCCGACGAAGCCGAGCGGACATGCCACTCAGCGTCTCCAGATAATCGCTGGCGATGTTCTCGGCGTTGTCAGTCGGGTTGATCTTGAACGATGCGTAGTCGTCCGGCTTGGCGAGCGGGATGCGGGATTCAGGATCGATCTTCTGGACGAACTGCTTGTACGTCCAATGCGCTTTCGATGGTGGGTTCTCGTCATAGTAGGCGCGAGGCTTGAGCGGCTTCGGGGGCTGGCCTTCGATGATCTGGTCAACCTGTTGCGCCAGGCGTGTCAGCGCGATCTGCACGCTGCTATAGGGTATCTGGCTGCACTCGTTGAACGCCTCGGTCACAAACTCCATGCCGAGGATCTTCTCAGTCCGGTCCTTGTCATCCAGGCCGGCCATCCAAAGCTCTGACCCCGTGGGCAGATAGCAGACCGCGTCCTGCTTGTTCACCTCGTATTCGATCTTCGGGAAGGCGGTGCGCATCACCTTGGGTAGCGTGTCCGCCATGACCGAGGCTTTGATACTGTTGAAGCGGTAGCGGAAGATCGCGTGGCGGCTGTTCGGCGCCTTAAGCCC